GGGGCCACGCCGGGGCCGTGGGAGTGGGTCGGCGAGGCGATGGCCTTCGCGCTGGTGGTCCCGGGGGAACACATTGCCGTGCTCACGCCGCACGAGGACTGGCTCGCGCGCATGGACCAGGAAGGCCGTCCCCGGCCTCTGCTCGTGCAGTCGGCCGACGCCCGCCTCATCGCCGCCGCGCCCGAGCTGGCGGCCGAGGTGCTGCAGCTGCGGGAGGAACTGGCTTCCAGGTGCCCCAAGGGGTGCTTGTCGCACCCGTCAGGATTCTACGAGCAGAGGCTGAATGAGGTCCAAACCGAACTGCGGAAGGCGCATGCCGATGTCGCCGCTTTACTCGCTGTCGCCCGTGAGAATCTCGCGGCCCTGAAAGGAGTGAAGCCGGTGTCCCAGACCATCATCGATTGTGAGCACGGCGACTGCGAGCGAGCGTGCATCGCCACAATCCTGGGGTGCCCCATCGAGTGCGTGCCCAACTTCAGCGATCGCAATCTGCCGTTGGCCATGTGGATGCGGGAATGGCTCGGTACCCGCGGGTGGGGACTGATCGAGACGAAGTCCCCGACGACTGCGCGTGACGTCACCTGGAGTGGTCTCCTCGGCGTCGTGGCGATTGCCACCGTCCCGTCCCAGGCGTTCCCGGGCGCCAAGCACGCCATCGTCGTAGGGTGGCGAGAGCACCCCCAGTACCCGGGCGCGCTCGATTGCTACGTCGTCCATGACCCGAATCCGAACAATGCGCCCTACAAGGACGTTGCGGACATCGTGGAGCGGCTGCGTTGGCCTGTTCCGCAGTTGTCGGAGATCGAGCATGCAATGGTCGCGCTGCTCAATGCCTGCCTCACCGCCGAGGTCGAGCGCTGCCCGCCGGACTGCACCGATCACCCAGGAGAGACCCCATGATCCGGACACTAGCTCACGTCCTCGGTTTCGACGTCGCGGACCGGCTCCAGTACGCGACGACGACACGCACGCCCGAGGAGGGCGAGCCGAACGTCGGCCCCCCACCAGGCTACCGCCGCAGCGGCCCGTGGGTGTACATCGAGTCTCTCGGCGAGAGGCACACGCGCTGGGTCTGCCCGCTCATCGAGGACCTGGAGGCCCTCGAGCGCGCCGAGAAGGACGCCGCCCGCGCCGCCCTGCTCACCCGCGCGAGGGACTACGCCCGCGAGCTCGTGGCGGCGCACCGTCGAGGCGAGGACATCGCCTGTCGGGATGAGCGCGACCGGCACATCCTCCAGGCCGTCAGCCAAGGCACCCGCGACGTGGTGGTCATCGCCGCGTGGGGCGCTCACCCGCTCGCCCGCGAGGAGTGGCGGACGCTACCTGACATCGCGCTCCGGTGCCTCGGGACGACCAAGAGCGGCGCCCCGAAGCACCCCCTGTACCTACCCGCAACCGCCACGCTCGAAGCGTGGCCGAAGGAGCCGAAATGAGCCACTGGAGCGATAACCTGTCACGCGAGGAGGCGGACGAACTGATGTCGGCACTGCTCGCAGGGGCAGACGTGCTGCACGACGTGCTGCAGCTCGACCGGCCGTTCGGAGCGCCCCGCGACCCGCGGACGCTCCAGGAAGCGTACGCCCTGCAGAAGCGAGCCGCCGCCCATGTGCAGTGGGTCCGCGGCCGATTCGGCGAGGCGGACGAGCCATGAGCCAACTCCGATTGCTCGACAGCGCGAAGCCGGCGCTGAACGCCTGCATGTACTGCGGCGATGACGTCGCCCCCGGCACGCGCTGCCCGGTGGCGCCCGAGTACCTGCACGGAATGCTGACCCTGGACGCGCCGCTCCGCGTGCTCGCGTCCGCGGTCCGCACCAGTGGGGCGATCATCCAACTCGTCCCCGCTCCCGACGGGCGGGTAGTGATCGTCACCAGGGGCGCAGACATGCGGATCTCGCCGATTCCCTTCGACGCGCCCGGAGCCCGGGAGGTGGCCGCGGAGATGATGCAGACCCTGAACGCGACGATTCGGGAAATCTCGGAGGATTCGCCATGACCGAGCGCCCCATCCTCTTCTCCGCCCCGATGGTCCGCGCCATCCTCGACGGGCGCAAGACGCAAACGCGGCGGGTGCTCAAGGTCCCCGCGGGCGGAATGTCCGCGGCCGGCCACGACTACCGCTGTCCCTACGGACTCCCTGGCGACCGCCTGTGGGTGCGCGAGGCTCACACCCTCGTTGACGGCCCGGCGTGGTCCGGGCTCCCCTGCACCGCAGGGCCAGACGGTCGCTGGGCCTACTACCGTGAGGGCTTCGACCGCGCGCTGTCCTCCCCTTGGCGTCCGAGCATCTACATGCCTCGGTGGGCGTGCAGGCTCACGCTCCGCGTCGAGGCCGTGCGATGCGAGCGACTCCACGCCATCGACGACGCCGGAGCGCTGGCCGAGGGCATCACCGTCCCCGAGGGGCGGTCCCCGCGCGATGGCTTTGCCGAGGGTTGGGACAGCATCAACGCCAGGCGCGGCTACGGCTGGGGGCGCAATCCGCGGGTGTGGGTAGTGACGTTCTCGCTCCCGTGACAGACTGTGACAACATACCGCTACATGGGCGGGCGTATGGTGATACGTATGAGTGTGAGGAGGGGATGCACCCCTCCCGAGAGGGCGAGACAATGACGACCAAGCAGACAGCGAGCCCCCCTGCAAGGATCACCCACAGCAGGCGGATCGTGACCTGGCAATCGCCGTCGGGCAACACGATGGACATCTGTTCGTGTTGCAAGCGGCGCCTGGAGGCCGCGTATTCGTGGCCGAAGGACGACGACGGGCAAGAATTTTGCTCGGTCAGCAGGGGTCTGCACCGCGGGGTCTGTGACCTACAACTCACCTGATCCGCCGGGAGTTCCTGGCGGCGCACTGCGGCGCCCTGCACCCGTCGGGACGGGGCGGGGCTCGACGAACTCACACCAACGGCCCGAAAGGGCACCGGAGCATCTCATGACAGCCCCCGCGGGTCTGATCCGCAAGGCACGCAAGGATGCGGGTCTGACACAGGCCTCCCTCGCGGCGCAACTCGGCGTGACCGTGGGCACGGTAACGCGATGGGAATCGGGGGCCGTCGACCCTCCGAGTTCGCAACTCGCCCGCGCGGTCGCAATGTGCGGCCTGTGCCTGGCCATCAAGCCCCGCACCGGGGCTCCTCCGGGGTGTTCGCACGCGCTCCAGTCGATCGATCGGACGTGTGACGTTCGCTGTGCCGACTGCGGTGCGGTAACTCGGCGACGGGCAGATGAATGACCAGCAGCACCCTCTTTGCGCGTGCTCTCGCCATGCTCCCTCCCTCGGCCTGCCCGGCACAGCACGTCGCCCAGAGCGCCCGTCTCGCGATCGCGACGACGTGTCTCGCGAACGGCTCGCTGCTGTGGCGTCCGGGGCGCGGGCCAGCGCCGCGACGGGGGGAGGCATGAGGCCCTCCTACGATCTGCGCCGGGTCTCGATCGCCGAGGTTGCCGCTCTCTGCGCCGCTTACCACGCCTACGGGGGAGCAGGAGCAGCAGCAACCTATGCCTTCGGTGTCGTTGAGGAAGGCGCGTGGTCGCCGCCTACGCATGGCAGCCCCCTCCACCGGGCGCAAGCCGCGCAGTGTGCCCCGAGGCTCCCGAAGGCGTGCTTGCGCTCTCCCGTATGGTGGCTGTGCCTCGGGATGAGCGACGCCTCCAGCACGTCTCCACGCCGCTGCGCCGACAGATGCGCGTGCTCATCGACCGCGGGCGCTGGCCTGTGCTCGTGACCTACTCCGACGAGGGCCAGGGCCACACCGGGAACGCCGTGGTCCCGCAGTGCGGGGCGATCGCGATTCGATTGGCGCTCGCGCTCACCCCGGGCCGAACCAGCCCCTGACGAGCTCGACGATCGCCGGGAGCGCCTGCGGAGCTAGCACCGCGAGCACCACTAGTGCGATGAGCGCCTGTGTCCGCGACTCGCGGAGGATCGCCCACCGCGCCTCGGACGCTCGGTCCTCGGCCTCATGACGCGCGCGCAGCAGCCCTAGCACCTCTTCCTGACGGCGCTCGGACTGCACCTGCCCTTTCTCGACTGCGCTGGTCAGCGCCGTCAACTGTGTTTCCACGCGCACGTCGGCTCGTCCAAGGTCGCCCACGACGCCCTCCAGTCGCCCCGTCACGACATCGAGGCGGTCCACCCGCGGCGTGAGCACCGCGAGTTGCGTCGAGAGCCCATCCACCTCACGGTGCAGGGCCGCTCGACCGGCGCGTCCGTCCTCGGCTACGCGGTCGATGTCGATGCTCACTGCCACCACCGCACGTAGCCGCGGATCTGCTCCACTGGTCTGCGCATCCGTCGCACTCCATTGCTCACGTTGCCGTCGATCGTCGAGAGTACCGCGCCGGTCGACTCGACGATGCCGCAGTGGCCGGCGGCGATCGGGCCAGTGTCGGAGCCACTGCCGTCGCGTGCCATGACGTAGATAGCCCCGGGCTCGGCGTCGATGAGCCGATCGTTCCGAACGGCCCAATCGAAGATCGAGGAGACCGCGCCGAGCCAATCACCGAAGGGATGCATCCGCCAGTCGACACCCGCACCGACCTCCCCAAGCCCGAGCGCGTAGGCCGTCCAGGAGCAGACAGCAATGGCGCACCATGGAGGCGGCGAGAGTGATGGCACGCGGTGATGGGCACCGTAGCCGTCGACGAGATGCGCGAGCGCGGGCCCGGAGTTGCTGCCGACCGGCGACTCCATCGCGCCGAGGTCACAGCGCGCGGCGAACAGGGCGCGGATCTGCGGGGTGTCGTCGTGGCCTAGCGCCGGTGCGCGCTCGGCCACATAGGCCACAGGTCCGGCATCGAGGTGCGCCAGGGTCTGCGGACCCGCGACGCCATCCGCCGACAGCCCCTCCGCGAGCTGAAGGGCGAGCACAACCCGCAGCGTCTGCGGGCCGAAGACGCCATCGACGAGCAGGGGGTACCCCCACGCGACGAGACTGCGCTGGAGGTGGGTCACCTCGGGACCGCGCGAGCCGGTGCGCATCAAGTCGCCCATTCGTGGAGTCGGTGCTCCAGTGCTCGACCACGCCGGAGCGCTGCCGACGAGACGCGGTGCGCGACCTCGACGACGGCCAGCGCGCCGAGCAGGACGAGGACCGCAGCGGCCTGACAGCGGGTCATGGCGCGATCTCGGGCGGTGCCTCGTCGTCGGCGCCCGCCGAAGGAACCGAAGCGGTTCCTTCCACGACGACCTGCGGCTCGGGCTCGTCGGGGCTGGTGAACGCGGCCACAGCGCCCAAGATGGCCGCGATCAGAGCGATGATGGCGGCCTGCTGACTCTTGGTGATCACGCGACCCTCCTCCCGCCAGTCTAGCAGCGTCGAATAGCCGCGGCGAGGGCATCGTCATAGGTGTGCTAGGAGGCCCCGCTGCTGCTGCTGCTTTCGATCCTTGCTTGTGGACCCACCGACTCGGCGACCGACACCGACGCATTCGACGCAGACTGCGACGATGGTGACCCGAGCCTCGTCACCTGCTATCCGGACGCGGACGGCGATGGATTCGGCGACCGCTACGGCTACACCATCCAGGCCGTGTGCCCGCCCTGCCCGGCCGGGTGGTCGGACAACCCCGACGACTGCGACGACGGCGACCCCCTCGAGCCACGCGGCGAACTCTTGTGCGACGGCCGGTGAGGCTTCACGAGCTCGGTGGGGTACATCGTCTATGCCTGTCCGCCCGGATACGCGGACAACAAGCGGGTGGTGCGGGTGATATCCTCCCGGCATGGCAATTTCCGCCTGCTCGTCGAAGGTGACGCCCCGAACCGCCAGGTCCGGTGCATCGTCGACGGCTCGGCGGGCCTCAACCGTACAGAGTTAGCCCGAGCAGACGCGGCGGCCAAACACCTGCTGCCGCCCACCCCGTCGCCTGACGGGCACATGGGCGGCCTGATCCGCAGCGACACGACCACCGGGTACCTATACCGATACGCGGGCAGCCTCGGCGTGTTGCTGACCTAGCGCCGCTCGAGGGCGGCGAGGCGTGCCCGCAACTCTGCGATCATGACCTGCTGCTCCTGCACCGCCTTGATCAGCGGCACCACGAGCTTGCCGTAGTCGACGCTCCACGGCAGGAATCCGCGCTCGCCGGGTCCGGGGACGCTGACCACGGCGCCGTCGGTGAAGTGCTGGAGGACGGACTCCAGGTCAGCCACATCGCAGAGAGTCTCCCTGGGCTCTCCAGCCTCGTGGACGCCCGTCTCCGGGTCGAGACGGCCGCGTGTCCGGCCCTTGACCACACGGCGCCCCAGGGCCTTCTCCGCGTCAGGAATGGACACGGCCTTCGGGTAGACCTTGTGCAGTTCCTGGGCGATGAGGCCGGTATCCGGGGCGTGTCCGCGGAACGTCCACTCGAAGTCTCTGACCTGCATGGCCTGGACGAGCGCGAGCCCGTCCATCCGAGACGCCCGCTGATGCCCCTTCAGGCGGCCGTCCGAGGTGGTGTTGTAGTTCACGCCGACGCCGTTGCCGGTGATCGAGCCGACGATGCCGCCAGCGTCGTCGAAGATGACGTATGCGTTGCCGGTGTTGGCCGCAGCGACCGCGCTGAGGTCGAGCCATAGGACGTCGGCACCGGCTCCGCTGTTGGTGTTCCGCATCAGGGCGCAGCCCGTGGCGCTCTGTGTGTCCGTGACGGAGAACTTACGCTCGGGTGTGGTGTCGTTGACGGTGAGGCTGCAGGACCGGAGGTTGCAGTCAGAGCCTGCGTCACCTTGGATGATCAGGTCGTCGCCGAAGTCGAGCGTCAGATCCCAGGTAGCCGCGGCGGTCAGCTTCATGGAGGTCGAGGACGTGATCGACGTGCCGTTGAGCGTCAACGAGTCCACCGTCCATATGGTGATCCCCGAGCCCGATACCCCATTGACCGAGCCGCCGGTTATCGCTACCGCGTTGGCGTTCTGCGTCGCCAGACTCCCCAGACCCAGCGAAGTCCGAACCGTGGCCCCGGACTCGGCCACCCAGGCAGATCCGTTGCCGACAAGGAAGTTACTGTCCGTGACCGCCAGGGCTGCGATTTGATCGAGGTTGGCGTCCCATGCCTGGACATTGGAGCCTATGGCAACCCCGAGAGCCGTCCGAGCGGCGGCGGCGGTCGAACTGCCCGTCCCACCATCGGCCACGGCCAGGTCCGTCCCGCTCCAGTTGGAGCCGTTGATCGTCGAGAGCGTTGCCAGACTCCCGAGGCCCAGCGAAGTCCGGGCCGTGGCTCCTGATTCTGCGACCCAAGTCGCGCCGTTGGCGACAATGAAGTTGCCGTCCGTGACCGCCAGAGCGGCCATGGCGGCTAGGTTGGCGCTGTATGCCTGGACGTCGACTCCCACCTGGAGGTAGGACGCGGCTCCCGCGCCGTTGAAGGCGGCGATCCTCGAAGCGGTGCCGGTGTGCGCCGAGGACGTCCAGACGAGAGACGCCGCTCCAAGGGCGTCGTGGTCCGTGACCCCGGCGGCCGACGTCTCCCAGGAGACGACCCCGAGCGTGGAGGTGAAGACGACGGTGCCCGCCACGGGCGGCGCGGGGTATCCGAGGCTCATGGGATCACCGGCCTGGTGCGAGTGAGCGGGTCGTCCATCAAGAGCACGGTGATCTCCACGTGATCGCCAACTGCCCGCTTGTTGCGGACCTGCGCTACCTCCTCGTCGATCTCCGCGTCGGTCGCCGAGACGAGGATGACCTCCCCCACCTCTACCTCGTCGAGCGTCTCGTCGCCGGCGATCGAGAAACCCCGGCGACTGATCGCGTATCTGCGAGCTCGCTCCAGCAGGATGCGGTCCGCCGTGTCCGTCCGCACCACCAACTCGGTGGAGAACGTCGGCATTGGCAGGATTCCATGGAGTGCCTGTGACGCGGCACACCAAGCGTTCGGCCGGTTCCTGGGGTCGTCGTCGTCGCCGCCGATGCTCCGCATCCGAGCCGGCCGGCCCTGCGCGCCTCCCACCCCGTAGGCGATGGAGAAGGCGTTGAAGATCGGCCCGCCCGACATGGTGACTGCTGATGTCCGCTCGTAGCGCCCCGTCTCGGCCGTCGCGTCGATGTGCCGGGTCGCGTCCTCGGCCGTCGCGTCGAGCCGCCACACGTCGGGATAGCCGCCAGCCGCCCCGAAGACCCAGTCCATAGGGAGCAGCGGGAAGATCTGATTTTGGATCCAAGCCCACACGTCGATCTGTTTCGTGATCACGAAATCGAGCTTGTAGGCGTCGAGTCGCTGTTGTACCACCGCGAAGCGCCCCCAGTCCACGTCGACCTGAGTCTTGCGCAGCAGGTACTCTAGGATCTCCCCTGCTCCCGCGAGAGCCGTGGTCCCGCGACCGATCGTCCCACCGCCGGTGCCCAGGTTCAGCGCTACCCGATGCTCCCGGTTCGGCTCGATCGTGTAGGTGCCCCCGGTGTTGTCGACGTACGAGACGCGCCGTCCGAGCAAGTCACGAACCTTCCGAATGGTCCGCGTCTCGACCGCGCCCGACGCAACCTCCATCAGGGAGCACGATGTCGCCTCGACCCAGCCGTCGGCGAACAGTTGCCACGCCAGCGTGCGGTTGGCCGCCTCGTATTCGACCGCGTACGCCGGGATGATGTAGTCCGTGGGGGTGCCGAAGATCACCGGGTACACCGCGCCGATCGCCGCCGCGTCCGTGATGATCGTAGCCGAGACAGTCACCGGCCAGGTCGTCGCGTCGATCCTCGCGGGCGTCGGAGGCCACACCCCCGTTCCGTAGCTCGGCCGGACGACTGTCAGGGTGAGCGGCTCGAAGACGCCACCGTAGCCGACTCCCGCCGCCTTGCCTCGGATCCACGTCTCGGCCGCGTCGAGGGTCTGACCCTCGATCCACCGGCGGATGGTCACGGCCGCGCGCTCCAGCGAGTGTCCCCGGGCCACCATCCGTGCCCAGGGGACCTCAACCGCCGCGTCGATCGTGACCGCCTCGTCGCTCCCCAGTGCCCCGGCTGCCCGAGCAAAAGGCACGGGCAGCAAACCGGGCACGTAGGTGTACTCGATGCCGGCCTCGGTGGACACGGAGAGCGGCTCGGGCGAGTCCGTGAAGCGGAGCACCCGCCCCTGGACATCCAGGTCGAGGAGCGCCCACACGCGCCGCCCCGTCCGGATGGCGGTGAGGCCCACTAGACCAACTCCTCGACGGTGACGGATGACACCCGATACACCTCGTCGTCGCCCGCCTCGCCGAGCACGTGCGTGAGCTGCACGTCCGAGGTGATGCGCCCCCAGAGCCAGAGCGACGGGTCGGTGATCGTCGTGCTGGTGTTGGGGATCGACGGTAGGGCCAGGACCGGCACCTCACCGCTCTTGACCCGCTCCAGCAGGCCGTCAACGAAGAACGGCACGTCCCCCACCGCCGCGAGCGGGGAGCCGGAGTCCGCCGCCAGGTAGGCCGGCGTCTGCGCCCGCAGCGCCGTCAGGTCGACGCCGTCTTGCCACGACACCGTCTCGGTCCGAGGTGCTCGGCCGGTGCGACGCACGTAGGACGTGCCTCCCGCGTCCTCGCGGCTCGTGGCGTTCCGCGCCCGTCCTCGGGTCCAGCCTCGACCGTGTCGCTGACCGGCTACGGCCAGGTCCAGGACCGCGATCGTGCCGGCGGTGAAATACCCGTCCACGGTCGTCGCCGCGGGGATGCGGATGCGGAGCTTGGTGTAGGTGCTCGCGACGTCATGGACGACGGCGACGGCGCTGTGGTGGTACAGGGTGCAGGCCCCCGACGCGGCCTCACCGCCCGTACAGCCGTCGAGGAAGATCCTCGCCTTGGGGGTGCTGGCATGTGCTCCAGCGTCCATGGGGCCGCCGGTATTCCAGCGGATCTTCCGGTACTCTCCACCGTCGAGCACGACCCAGCCGCCGGCCAATTCGCCCTCCCATAGCGGGCGCTGTCCGGAGGTGGCGCCGGCGACGGAGGGGTAGATCGTATCCCCGACCTGCACGTAGTCGGCGGCTGAGAAGCCCTGCCCGACGACCATGGAGAGGGTGTAGATCGTGGCCCAGGCGGCACCCGTCCAACCTTCCAGCACGAGGGACGGAAAGTTGCAGTTGATGGCGACGAGCGCGATTGAGCGGCGCTCGGTCTCGACGGTGAGGTCCCAGGCCGCCACGATGGCCTCGGCCTCTCCTGACGCCCTCCACACCGCCCGCCAGGGACTGGGGGCGACCTCGTAGTAGAGGGCGGACAGGGGCCTGTCAGCGACGGGATCGACGTCGTAGGTCTCGCCCAGGAAGCCAGGTCCCGAGAGCAGGCCGAGGCGTCCGATCTGCGTGTCCGGGCCGATCTCCGGCACCGGATACGGGTAGGACCCGATCCGCTTGCCGAGCATGTCGGTCCCGAGTCGGAGGAGCGTGCCTACGGGCCGCGCGTCGACGAAGCCACCCCGATACCTCACGACGTGGACCCCCGCCGCCCCGGCCCCGAAGCGTGCCACGGACGCTAGGGCACCTCCTGAGAGGAGTGTGGCCGGCGCTGCTGCCCGGGTCCACGTCTCTTCGTCGGCGCGCCTGTACCAGAGGTGTCCTGTCCCCGTCGAGTACTCGATCACCATCATCAGGGCAATGTAGCCATCGACGCTCCAGTCGTGGGTCACCGTGACGATCGTCGAGCCCGCTACTTGATCACGCCACACAATCGCGTCCGTGGCCGCGTCGAACCAAAGCGCGGTGATGTAGGATGTCGTGGCGTTGTCGCTGCAAATCAACTGGACATGCGATGTCCCGTCGAGGGGGTCGCCCCCTGAGACCTGGAGCACCTCCCCCATCCAGACCACGTCTCGGCTGTCCGTGAGCGCGTGCTCCACGTAGTCGACGCCGCCGGCGGTCCCGGTGAGTTGCGTGAAGTTATCCGAGAGCGCCCAGGTACCGAACGAGCCCACGCGCGACCAGTTCGCACCGAGGTTGTACGGCAACTCTGTCACCGACGTGCAGAGCACGGGGGACGACAGATCCAGTTCGAACTCGGACCATCCGCCCAGTTCGTGGGCTTGGATGGTGTTGTTGTACGAAGCGCTGTCCGATGTGGCCTCATGGACGAGGAAGGAGCGCCCCGAAGCCGACACCAGGATCATGTTGTCAATGAAGTCGGTGGAACTGCCGATGGGCAGTGCCTCCTGCACTGTCCTGTTCGAGGCCGAGGCAGCGGCAAAATCGGACAGCGCAACGACGTGCGTCCTCCCCGTCGATGTCAGCGTGTAGGCGAGGAGAACCGACCCGTCCTCATCCACCGCGGCCGCGAGCGCAGAACAGGCGCTGGCCTGCACGAGGACCTCGTCGGCATCCTCGAAGGGGTCCCACGCGGCCCCCACGATCCTCCCGAAGATGTTGTTGCTGGTCCCGAGGTAGACCAGGCCGATCCGGCCGTCCATCAGCATGACGAGGGTGATGTCAGTCGGGACCGTCGCCGCTTCGGTCCACGAGGTCGCCTGGACATTCGTCCACGTCGCCCCGTAGTCGCTGCTGGCGTACTGACGGATCGTCACCGTCGTGGGCGTGTAACTCCAGGCGAGACAGAGCAGGTCCACGCCCGTCCAGACCATCGACATCCGGTCCCGCTGCCCAGCTCCTGCCGTCGAGACTGCGTCGAAGACATCCTCCGACTGGACCGTCCACGTGGCACCGTCGTCGCTGCTCACCCAGGCATCGACGACGTCGGCCGCGTACGCCCCGCTTTGGACCAGCGCCACCAGCCGCCCGCCGGGTATCGCCGCCACCGCGACCGCCCGCATCAGCACCTCGTCAGCGTTGGCGTCGATCGTCGTCGTCACCCAGGCCCGGGTCGCAGGTGACCAGACGTGGCACTCGGCGGGCGAGGACGCCGTCTCCTCGTGGGCCGTCACGACGACGGCCTTGCCTGTCGCGTCGATGCGGGTGGCGTCGAAGAACCCGCCGTTGGCGGTGTGGTCCACGAGCGCGGCCCAGGCCACCGGGACGGCCGTGGTGTGCCCGCGCCAGTATGTAGCCCCGTCCGCCCGATGCAGGACCCGCGCAGCACCCAGAACGATCCCAGGCATCCCCGACTTCTGGACGCGCACGTCAATGCCGGTGTCCTGGCCGCCTACGATCGCAGGCAGCAGCGCCGCCGTCGCCGTCGAGGACACCACCGACCCGGGACGGGGGTTGGCCTCGGTGAAGGACAACAGCGTCGTGTCCCGCTCTGTCCAGATCAAGCGGGGGTCGGGCACCCCGAACCCCGTCATCGTCACGGCCTTTCGGCTCATCGCCACGCCCCCACCGCGCTCGGCGCGGGATCTGCGAACAGCGGCCGGAGAGCCCCCGACCGCGCCTCCTGCAACACGTAGTCGGTCAGCGCGCGGTTTCCGATCTGCACCGTCACGCCGCCCCCAGGCAGGCGACCCGTGCGATTGCCCTCTTCCAGTTCCTCGCGGTTGCTGCTGGTAAGTCGGCTGTTGGCGACGAACTCACCGGACTGTGCGGTGATCGGCACCTCGTCAGGAGCCCGCCCCCCGACTGCCGCGCTGATCAGGCCGCCGTCGTGCATCGACGGCTCTTTCTGTGCCAGCACAGTGCCAACAGCGACGGTGCCGGCTGCGCTGATCAGACCAGCGGCGATGGCTCCCGCCACAGGCCCGAGGTCCGCGAAAGCGCGAATCGAACCGACCGCCGTGTCCACCGCGATCGACACGATCGCCGACGCCTGCTGTGCCAAGAACATGTCGTGCATCTGCTTCTTCCGCAGCTTCCGGATCTCCTGGTTCTCCTTCCGCTCTGCCGCGATCGATGCGTCGAGGCGTGCCCGCTCTGCCTCCGACATCGCTGCGTAGCCCTCCTCCCGCTGCTCCAAGAGAGCGGCAAGGGTGCTGCGGTTGGCCTCCAACTCCTCATCCAGGGCGGCCAACTTTGCCGCCATCTGCTGCTGCAGCAGTCCGCCCAGGGCGTCGGCGAGTTGCGTAGCCGCAGAGAAGATCGCTTGGTTGGCCTCGAGCCGCTTCGCCAGCGCCGCCGCATCCGCTGCGGCCTGGTCCGCCACCGTCTGATCCGCCGCAGCCTGGAGTGCCTCGGCCTCCTCCTCTCGCTGGGCGAGGACTGCGGCATTCCACTCGTCACGAGCGGCAAGCTTCTTGGCGAGGAGCGCCCGATCGTTCGCCAGTTCCTCGGCGTCGAGCTCCGCCAGCGCTTCGATCGCCTCGCCGCGGATGCTCACCTGCTCGCCGTAGTCGTCCCGGATCCCCTCCAGCGCCTCGCGTCGGTCGGCGATCGACATGCCCTCATTCGAGGCGATCGCCTGTACGCCCTCGATGCTGGCTGCGAGGTACGAATCAAATGCCGCCTGCGCCTTCGCGCTGGCTTCAGCGGACCGAGCGGCCCATGCCTCCGCGGCCTTCGCGCGCTCGGCCTGGAGCGCGATCTCGGCCTCGGCCTCGGCCTTGAACTGCTTACGACGCTCGGCACGCTCGGCCCGTTGTGCGGCGTTCTCTCCTGCTTCGTCGACGAAGCCCGCGATGATCTCGTCGTTGAGATCCGCGTACGCCTGCTCCTGGTCCCTGAGGGCCTGGGTCTCTGCATCCGCGGTAGCGGCCGCCTTGGCCGACTCCTCGCCCGCAAGCGCCATCGCGGCACGGTAGGCCAGCACCAGCGGATTGAGCGAGTCGAACGCGTACTGGATATCGCGGAGCACTCCAACGGCCTGGGCGATCGGCCCGACGAAAGCCGTCACCGCCTCCGTGGCGGCGACCACGTCCGGCAGGAACTCCTCTCCGAGCGCTACCTTGGCCGCATCCGTGGCCGCGGTGAAGCCCGCCATGCTCTGGTTGTAGTCGTTCAGGCTGCCGGAGCTCGTCGCCGCCGCGATCGCCGCCACGTCCGCGTTCTGCGTCCATTTGTCCAGGCTCGCAGAACCGCCGGCGAAGACCGCAGCCACCTTGCCGCCCTGCGATCCAAGCAGTTGGATCGCAACCTCGGTGCGCTTGCTCTGCGTCGCCTGAGCCGCGATGACGTCCAGCACGTCGCGGAACACCGCGTTCGTCGAGCGTGCTTGCCCCGCCGCGTCGTCGATCGCAATGCCGTACGCGGAGAACGCCTCCGCAGCTACACCACCCTGGGTGTGCGCATCGCTCAACCCCGCCGTCAGTCGAGTCAGGCTGCGGGTTAGTTCCTCCGACGACGCCCCTCCCCCGATCGCCGCGTACTTCAGCGCCACGACCGTCTCTGTGGCGATGCCCAACTGGCCCGACGTCTTTGCGATCTCGTCCGTCAGCGAACTCGCTGACCCCACCAACTTGAAGATCCCAGCAGCGGCAGCCACCGCTGCCCCTGCCGATGACAGCAGCACCGGACCGAACTTCTTCCACGACTCCGCGAGCGAGCCGGTCTTCTTCGTCTGCTCTTCGACTGCGGCGGTGGTCCGCCGGCCCTTCTTTTCGACGTCCTCCAGCCCCACTCCTGCCTCGGCGAGAGCTTTCTTCAGGTCGCTGCTGTCGCCGGTCAGGAGGTACGCGACGGTCGGCATCTAGGCCCCCAGCCGAGACAGACGCTCGGCCTCGAGCCCATATCCGAGCGTGAGCAGCCGCTGCACCACCTCGCGCACCCGCCCGCTGCGCAGCAGACTGATCAGCGAGAGCTTCACCGGCGCTGGGATCGCGAGCGGCTGCACCAGCGCCACCCCCGCTCTCTCGGCCTGGGCGCGAGCAGAGACCGTGACCGTGCGTCGCGCGAGTTGGAACGTCCCGCGCGATCCCACCGTGCGCGAGCGCTTGACGGTCGCCTCCAGTTCCTCACGGAACACCCCCTCGGCCCCCGACCTGGCAGCGTCCGCGAGGCGGAACACCAGCCCAGGCGGACCACCGTGCCCTGCGTCCTCGTGGACGTACTGCACATAGTCGGTGTCGTTCCCGACGACGACGGTACCCCCACGCGTGGCGGTGTAGAACGACGCCAGAGACAGCGCGGTCTTGCCCACCGGCCATCTCGACGTGATGTACTCAAGGACGAAGGAGGCCGCGGCCTGGAGCGGCACGACCCGCAACTCGCCCGTCTCGCCCGCGACGTGGACGCCGCTCACCATCTCGCCGACGTCGACCTCCCAGGCCATCAGCGCCCACCTTCGAGCAGGTCGATCACTCGCTGGGTGACGAACTCTAGAGGGGCCTGCGAGACCTCCTCGATCAGCGCCGGGACCGTCCGATCCGCGAGCCCGACCGGCCCACCGTGCTGCGGATCGTGGTGGACATACGACGCATAGTCCGCATCGTTGCGGATCGTCACCTCGTCACCCTGCGCCGTGACGTCCCAACGCTCGGCCGAGTGCGTGTGGCCTGGCCGGGGCACGCCCACGGGCCAGTCGCGACGCATCGTGGCGACGACGTTCTCGCCGACGTCCCGGAGCGCTGCGCGGACGACGTTGTCGAGCTCGCCCTGCGCGACGCCGATCGCCTCGATCGCCGCGCGCATTCCGGTCCCGAAACCGCTGCTGCTAGAAGCCATCCACGCCCACCTTCCGGCCGGGCTGCTTGCGCTTCAAGAAGCCGGCCGTGACCAGCAAATCGGTGAGCTGCGTCAGCGTGATCGGCTGGTCGCGGAGCTGCTGGTCGTGGTCGTGCATCAGCATGGCGATCACTTTCTCCCTCGCTTCTTCGGGGAGTTCCCAGACCGCTTCGGGGTCTCCCCAGCACTGGACTCCGAGCCGGACGATGGCGAGGTCGAGCCAGCCGACCTCTCCGGCTCGGTAAAATCCGCCACCTCCCGAGCCTTGTGCAGGCTGCGAATCCACTCAGCCATCAGGCTGTCGCAGTGGTTCCCCAGGCATCGCAGTTCGGGCATCGTGTACCCGGCTTCCTGGAGTTCGTCCAGCACGGCGGACGCGTACCCGTCCATGGCGTCGTAGTCCGCTCGCGCCGGCAGCACCGACTCCAGGGTCAGCCCTCGATGCCACCAGAAGGCCCCGACGAGGGCGCCCGAGTAGAGCGGACCGCCGCCAGACTCGGGGTTCTGGCGGGCTAGCACCCACTTCTGGATGCGGTCTGCGAGGTCGAACATGGGGAAGCGCAGATGATGCTCTCCTCGCTCCCCTAGGTCCACGCAGGTATACCGGCTGTTCCCGGATGGAATGTCCAGTGCTCGCGCCCTGGGCTTCACTTGGGAGCCTCGGCCTTGGGGGCCTTGACCGGCTTGACCGCGGCCAGGGCAGCCTCGATGAACCGGCGAACGTTGGGCTCGGCCTTGGGGTCCCAGCCTTGGAGGATCTTCTCCACGCGCTCGATCGGCACACCGAGCTTGCACGCCAGGACCGGGACAGAGAGCCGGGCTCGGTGGGGCTCGGGCAGCGGGTGCCCGTCCTCGATGGCCGACTGCTGCTGCTCGGGCCGGACCGGGATGATCAACGGCGCCCCCCTGTGCCAGACGGTGAGAGTGGTCCAGTCGGCGCGCCCGACCAGCACGAGCACCCTGTGCAGGAGGAGGGTCTTGATCGCCACCAGGATGTCGGGCGGCAGTCCGCCGAGTGGCTGCTTGCGCCTCCAGCCCGGCCATTCCAGGTCCAGGGCCGCCTCCGCGTTCTGCAGCTCCTCCAGGCGAGCCGGTGCGGCTCGCCCGCCGTAGATGCGGGCCAGGTCGGCCAGAACCTCGGCTTCGACAAACCGAGCCTCGGTCACCTGGTAGTCCCCGTGTGCGAGCTGGAGCAGTCGGTCGGGGACCTTGATCTGACGGGCCATCAGGACTCCTAGGCCGATCGGCCGAAGATCAGCAGGTCGTAGGCATTGGTGGACCCGACGACCGCCGAGGTGATCGTCGCAAGGATGTCGGTGCTCGCACCAGTGACAGGCACTCCGTCTGGCGCGTAGAGGATGAGCCATCCGAGATTCGGATGCACGACGTTACCTCCACCAGCCCCGAGCGCTGCATTCCAGTAGCCCCGTGCACTGGCGAGCACACCGTGCCCGTTGGTCGCGTGTGGACCAATCTGGAGGGTTGCCAGCGCCGTCGTCCGGTTGTTCCGGATTGCGATCAAGCACGTCTCCGCGAAGGTCTTGACCGTGCCCTCGGGGTCAGTCAGGACGCCCGCCAGGTCGTAGGACGTGGTAGTCGATGCGGCAATGGCCGTCTCGCTGACGTAGTGACCTAGGTCGATCTTCCCGTCCGTCGTGCCCGTCGCGAACTTCAGCTTCTCAATGAACGGCTTGGGGACCACGCCCCGAGAGATCCCGCGGCTCGTGATCTCGTCCAACACGACACTGATCGAGACACTGCCGGCGTAGGTGATTGCCATGTCGACTCCTAGGTCAGGATCGGGGCGAGGATGCTCGCCGCGCCCGTGACCGCGTAGGTGGATGGATCGCCGTCCGACATCGACCCCCGGAAGCTCATGTCGTCGAAGGTCAGCGTCTTGTCGGCCTCGCCTGCGTAGGTGCCGTCGATGGTGACGGCCAGGTCGAACGTGATCTCGTCGGAGACGCCATCGAGGGTCGACGTCCACGTCGACCCCACGTAGTTCGTGTTCTGGCAGATGTCGGGGAGGGTTGCGTACGTCGCGCTCCCCGCGTCCTTGTAGTACGCGCTGAACGAGGTTGTGCAGGCCTGGGCGTCTCCCCGGCGAGGTGTGGCGTGCTCCCCTCGGTCCAGGATGCGGGTCGTCCCATACCCCGGGGCCGCATAGGCGAAGTCCCCGGGCTCGTTCGCGACGACGTAGCTGTGCGCTGCCGCCTTGTCGATGAAGGTCAGGACCAGATCCCGCTTGGTGTGGGCGACGGTGGATTCTGCCATGGGTGCTCCCTAGACGGCCTGATAGCCTTCTGCGATGAGGATCTCTGTCGAGATGGTGTGGTCCGCCTCCGCGGAATCCGGGGTCGAGCGCCAGAACAGCGCCTGTCCGGTCGTCCGCGCGAACACACTGCCCGGGGTGGCGTAGATGCTCGCCGCCGCTGCCCCGTTGACGTAGATCGCGTCCTGGGTCGCGTCGGTCCAGCCCGTGGCACGTCCACACTTGGATCGATCGTCGTGCCCGTGCCCGCCGTCAGCGTGGCTCGCACGTAGATGACCGTGCCAACGCGTGGCAGATCCGCCGCTGGGATGGTCGCCTCCGACCCCTGCGCCGCCAACGTCTCGGCGATCGTCACGAGGTAGTGCCGACGGCCGCGAAGGGTGACCCGCTCGACGGTGACGGTGGCGGCGTAGGGCATCAGGTCCCCCTGGCGGTGTCGTGCCGGAGCGTGAACTCGGCCACGGTGATCAGAAACTCACGGGTCGGAGTCAGCGTGCGTTTGCATCCAACCCACTCCCAGCGGACCGGCCCATACATCGTGTTGATGCCCGGCGCGCTCATCAGCTTCTGATCGAGCGCCAGGCTCTCCTGAAGCGATGCGTACTGGTCCGACATCTGCACCTGAAAGCACATGCCGATCAGGAGTTGGTGCTCGACGGCCACCGGCGACGTGCCCCGGTAGAGGTTCAGGTTTTTTGAACTCGCGACGTGCAGGCTGAACTTGTTCGCCAACGCCGGCGTCGGATTCGTTTGGGCGTCGATGAGCTGCGGCCCTCGCGTGAAACCGGTGATGGCCTCGAGCGCGTCGATGATGGCGACGAGCGTCGCGTCGAAGTCGCTCTGGTCGGGGAGGCTCACCACAGCCCCCAGCGTGGGGGGGGCTCGAACAGCAGCACGACCGGCTCCGCAGCCGCCGTGCTTCCGTCGGCAACCCCGTCCTCGTCCGTGTCGAGCATCCAGGAGACCTTGCCCCAGAGCGACTCGAACTCCGCGGCATACTCGGTCGCCAGCGTCGCGTACTTCCCTCCGCCCGCCGTGTAGGTGCTGGCGGACCGGAACAAAAAGGCCAGGGAGAGGAGCATGTGCGGCTCGGCGAGCGCCCACGTCGACAGGACGTGCTGCGGATAGCGTCCGTCGGAGACCATTCTTCCGATGATGGTGTCCCAGGCTTCATCTACGAAGACCTGGGCCTGGGCAAGCGTGTACTGGGTCGCGATGTCGGAGTGTCGCCGCAGCAAGTCGGCTGCGTCGATTCTCGGCTCCGGCTTGGCGCGCACGAGGTGGGCGTCCCGCACGTAGGAGAGGACTGTCCCGTCGTCTAGGGTCAGATCCCACTGCTCGGACCATCGGGTGGAGTAGGGGAGTGTGTCGGGGACTGCCGTGGAAAGTAGGCTGTAGGTGGCCTCTCCAGATGCGCCGGGAGTAATAGCCGCTCCATCCACCGCGACCCGTGTGCCTTCACGGACGGTGATCGTGCCTGATGCCACCGTCGCCGCCTCACCAGACCCGTCCCTCACCACCAGGGAGAGGGCGTTGGTGAACCCTCGCCGGTAGAAGTTCGGGGTCCTGTAGGCGGCAGCGTAGGAGGCCATGGTGCGGTTCTTCTCCGGGGCTAAGGCTAGACCACGTCGTCCATCGGCAGTGCCACGTCGTACTCGATGCGGACGCGCACCGAGCCAGAGGAGAAGGCCGAGTCACCGGCGGTTGCCCCACCAGTAGCAGCGGCGATGAACTTCACCGCCTCGGTGCCGGCCACGAACAGCCCGAGGCTGGCCGCCACGGCGGACGGGGTGGCCCCGTTGAGCCCGGTGAACTTGCTGTTCGCCGCCAGGCTGTCGCCCTGGGCACCGAGCCCCAGGTCGGCGCAAGCCGTCCCGTAGATGTCCACGTCGCCGGTGATGCCGATCGACCAGGTGGCCGAGGTGCCTGCGGCCACCAGGGCCGTCTCCACGTTGGCCCACACCCCCGTCACCCGATGCCCCACGGGCAGGGTGAGAAGGGCCGTCTCGATGGCCGAGGGGGAGAGGGTGTCCTCGTAGACCCGGCGCTCGAAGCCCTCGGTTGCCGAGGTCCCCCGGTGCTCGCGGACCATGCCGGTTCCGGTGCCCGAGCCGCCCTCGCTGATGAGGCCCGCCGAGTCGATGTCGAACAAAACGCCGCCAGCGAGGCTGGTGATGTACTTGTGGGTCGCGCCGGCGTTGTCCCCGAGCTTCTCGGTGATGTGCCCGGTCGCAACGCTGTTGTGCAGCGTGAGCGTGGTCCCATCGTGCGCGATGGTGGCGTCGTAGCTATTCCCGAGGGCAATCGGTACGTCGTTCGGAGTCGCCAGCGCGTAGTCGTGGCCGGCTGCCACGTCGAGCCCGATGTGCGTGACGGTGCCTCCACCGTCGGTCGGAGCCGCGGCCTCGAAGTCAGCGTAAGTCCCTCCAGAGTCCCCAGCGAGCGACGTGGTGCTGGCCTTGATCGCGGTCACCTGCCCCGAGGTCCGCGCCGTGGTGAGCTGCGTCAGGTGGGCGTCGATGGCCTCGGCCACGGCGGTCGCGTGGTTGATGGTCACGAGGACGTTCTGCCCCTCTCCTGCGGCCGTCAGGGCCACGTCCTGGTCAAGCACGCCGTTGAGGTCGATGCTGTCGAAACTCGACCCAGAGTTGATGTTGCTGCCCGCGACCGCCCGCCATGCGGCTCCGTCGCAGTAGAAGATCGCCCACTCGCCCGCGTCCAGCGCGTCGATGCTCGCGGCAGAGTCATCCTTGACGGTGATGATCTCGCCGAGGCTGCCCACGTTGCGCACGAGGTGCCAGACGCCGGAGGCCCCCTCCTCGGCGGGCAGGTTCAGTTGGCGCGATGCACCGTCCGGATCGAAGATCAGCACGTCCTCGTCGATCGTGGTCAGCGTGACGGTGCCAGCCATCGTGCGAGTCTCGCCCTGGGCGCCGTCCGTGGCGAGCTTCAGCTTGCGCTGGAGTGGGACGAGTTTGGATCCTGTGAGCATCTAGGTCTCCTACTTCTGTCGAGCGACGGCCCGGCGGGCGGCTCGTGTTGCGATGCGATCCGCCGTGTCGGCGGGGAAACCCCAATCCTTCAGGTACCTCGCGAAGGCCGCGCGGGCCTCCCAGTGGTCCATCGGGAGCGCCCCATCCCCCTCAACCGTCCCTGGCGCGACGTACCGCTGGCCGTTGAGGGTCGCGACCTCGGCTGTCGTGGGTGTGTGGACCTTGCCCATCAGTCGGCCAGCGTCCGGACGATCTTGACGATCTCGTCCAAATACTTGAGCAGCTCGGACGCCCGGCCGTCGCTGACGGCGAAGACCAGCGCCCGCTCGATCTTGCGGATCACCTCCTGACGACGGGCCTTGCGCTCGGCCCGTCGTGCGGCGATCTCGGGGGCCACCCGTCGGGCCGCCCGGCGCGGGGCAGCGAGCGGCGGCGGCGACGATGGACGCGCCAACACGCGGGCGGGCTTGGGCTCGGCGGTGGGCTGGATTTCGCGTGCGCGCCTACCCATGGGCCACCTCCTCGTCTGGGTCGAGCGGCAACTGAATGTCGATGTCCATCTCGCCGACGTCGGCCCGCTCATTGGTGAGTACCGGGCGGCGTCCGTTGAACTGCCCCCCGTGCTCGCGGAAGTCGGCCAGCAACTCGTCGAGGTGCGCCTTCGCGGCGTCCCGGGCGCGGTACTGACTCTCGTCCTTGGCGCGCCGCACCAGCCGGTCGTAGCGGTCGATCGCCGTCTTGAGCATCTTGCCTCGGATCCCGAGAGACATCGGATCGACGAGCCGAGCCGTGACCAGGTGGCGCTGAAACCGCTGCTTCATGGGCCGGTCCTCGGACCAATAGACCTCCTGGCCGACCCGCTCGTAGCCCTCCCACGCCCACCCGTAGGCGTAGCGTCCGACGCCCCGCTCTGCCGTCAGCGCGACCCACCTGGCGCGGTACATCCCGTCCCGCAAGAACGGCGACGGGTCACCCGGCATCCGCAGCAGCCGGTCACCAGTGAGTAGCACCCGCCGCCCCTTCTGGTTGTGGAACGCGATCGCTGCCGCCGGATTCCCGGTGTCATCGACTCCCTGCACGCCGGGGATCAGAGGCAGCCGCTGGAGGTCGACAAGGTACTCCCCGGCGCTGGCGTCCCACACCCAGCAGTCGGGATTGACCATGAGCAGAAACTTGGCTCGGGTCCGGCCCTCGATGGCCGAGAGCGGCTTCTGGCCGCCTGCAGCCTGGGTCGGCTCTGCCTCTCCGTACGTTGCTGCCATGGTGTGTCTCCGGGTCGCGGGTGGTGTGACCGTCTCTCCGGTCTGTCTCGCCTGGTGGGGGCACCCCGGCGTTCAGGTTTCCGCGACCACCCCGACCCACCTAGGTGGCGGAAGTGACGAACTTCACGCCGCGGGCGTCCTCGATCTCCGAGACGCCGACGAAGTAGTGCCCGACCACGATGGTGTGGCCCTTCGGCTCGTCTGCCGAGAAGGTCACGTACACGGGCGAGCCGGCCGGGGTCATCTGCGCGAACGACTCGCGGGACGTGGACCGCGCCGAGATGTGGCTCGGCACGCCGTCCATGTAGCCGTAGCAACCGGGCGTGAAGACCGCGCCCTCCTTGTCGGCGCCGTTGGTGACGCAGGAGTCAGCGCTCCAGAGCTGCGCGCCGGCGAAGGTGCCATGCATCCCGTAGCCAGCGTTGTTGCCGAGGGCGGTGAGTGAGCTCGCGGCATCTGGAGGAGTGATCGACAGTCCCTCACCGCGGATCGAGTCCATCACGTCGGTCAGTTGGATCGGCGCCAGCACCGCGTACCGCTGGCCGGGCGCGCGGGCCTGGATGAGCGTGTAGAGCGCGTCGTAGAGATCATCGACGGTAGCGTTCACCCCGCTGGTCCCGACGCTCGAGGTGAGCGACGTGAACAGCGCGCACACCATGTCGGTGAAGCGGAGCTGCGCGGCGCGGACCATGTCGGCCGCCATCGCGGCGATTCCGGCTCCACCGGGGATCGCTGCGATCTCGTACAGGTCGGTGACGGTGCGCACGAGCGCCTGGCGCGCGACGGTGATCGTCGCGGTCGAGGTCCCGATGTCGGTCACCGCGACGGTCGTCACCTCGTCGGCGTTGCTTGCGGCCATGGCGTCATCCCAGGACACCTTGCCGACCTTGCTGGCAACCGATCCGGTGCCGTTGATCGAGCCCCTGTAGGTGCAGAGCAGCGCCAGGTCAGTGCGGTCGACGATGGTCTCGTGGATGGCGCGGTTCATGGCCGCGGCGATGAACAGGTCGCCGGTGCCAGTGTACGTGGTCGTCAAGGTAGAAGCTCCTCTTTGCAGTGGAGCCTACACCGTGGGTCTAGGGCCGGGCACGTCGTAGGCGGATCAGGTGTCGAGTCTGAAGCGCCCGTTACGGTCGGTGGCACCGGGGTTTTACGACGTCCCGGTCGGAGCAGTTTTCTCGACAATGCTCGAGTCGCGCCCTTGAGGTCGGCGGCACCTGCTGACAGCATACACGGGCCGCGCAGCGCGCGCAATCATTCCCGGGAGGGTAGCAACCCCATGTCGACGAGCGCCTGACGCTGCGACGCCGGGTCCATCGCGGCGAACTGCGCGGGGGAGGTTGCCGTCGGTTGGCCCGTGCGAGGCTCGGCTTCGCGCCCCGTGGTCGCCGTCGGAGGGGGCTTCGGGGGCGCCTGACCCTTCGGGGGTGCCTGACCCTTTGGGGGCGCCGCGGGCTCGGCGATCACGCTGCGCAACACCGCCGGCTTGCTCTCGACGTAGGCCACCCACCAGTCGCCAAACGTCGGCTTCACCGGCTCCGTCCCCTCTGCGGCATCCTCGGGCAGCGTCGGTTCGAGCGTGCTGTACTTGTGCCGGATGAAGTCCACCAGGTCGGGGTCGGTCACCCCGGCGGCGGTCAGCAGTCGATCCACCGCGTGGTCCTCCTGGATGCGCGCCAACTCGGCCGTGTGCGTCTCGGCCAGGGTGACCGCCTCCTGCGCCGCCTTCTCGTAGCGCTCGGTCATCGCCTTCAACGCGGCGTTCGCCTTCTCGGCCGCGGCGTTCGCCTTCGCTGTGGCAGCCTCGGCCGCCTTGATCTCCGCGTAGAGCTCCTTGAAGCGCTTTGCGGGCGGCTCGACCTCGGCCTCACTCTCCGGCATTGGGCTCTCCTCGGGCCGGCACAGCGGCCCCGATCGCGTTCTCGATATCGATTCTGTAGGCTTCCTGAATCGCCTCGGGCCGAGTCAGCCAGGGGCGGATCTCAAGGATCAGGTCGATCCGAGACAGCAGCCCCAGGTCGATCATCTTCTGCTTATGGTCCAGATCGTCGATCCGATCCGCCCGTGTCTTCGGCGCCGCCGGGTAGGTGATCTCCCACCCGTCCGTGGGCAGCGACCCGCCGCCGAAAGTGTTCGCGACCCGCGCCGCCAGCGCCGCCAGCGCGAGGTCGCCCTTGGTCATGCCGGGCAGGTGGTCCTGTTGCAGTCGGGTGATGCCCTCCTGCCGGATGGTCAGCGCTACCCCTGACTGTGCCTCGGCGATCTGCACGTCGTCCGTGCCCAGGCCGATCTGACTGAGGATCCATCCCGCGTACTGCGTGATCGCCGCGATCACGTACTGGGGGTCCGAGGGCTTGTCGATCGTCCCCACCGAGCCACCGAGCGCGGAGTCGAACATCAGGATCGACTTCGGGTCCGCGGCCACCGTCCGAGCGTTGACGTTGGGGTCCGCGCCCCCCTCGTTCAGCCGCGCCCCGCGCAGCTTCACGTTGATGCCGTAGGCTTGGCTCCAACTGGCATTGCGTACGACGTGGAGCCAGAACGTCACGAGCATCGCCACCGTCAGCGTACCGTCGACCAGTTCCGACCACCCATCCGAGTCCATCACACAGCCCGTGTCCTCGGCGTGGTACAGCACCAGTGGAATGTAGGGCACGCCGTCAGCGACCCACGGGTAGGACGTATCCACACCGAAGTCCGCGCTGCGGTCCAGTCGCCGCCCGTCCGCCTCGATGATCCTGTACGTCGGGGAGAAGGGGTCCTCGATGGACCACACCTCCCAGAACCAGCGGTGAGGCTTCCCTTTGTCGAGCAGGGGATCCCTCATCAGGATCGCCTGTCGGATCTCAACGGGGTGATCCGGCGCGTGCCGCAGTGCTCGGACGTAGGCACGATGCGGCGGCACCAACTCAATCTGCGGGAGCCCCAACTCCGGGCTCCAGTGCACCCGGACCAGACAGTCACGGAGCCCCACCACGAGGCGGTTCAGCCGGCGATGCTGCGCGAACAGTCCGATCGAGGCCATGTACGCCTGTCCGTCGGGCGTCAGCGCATCGTGAGTCAGCACCGGTGGCAGGCGGTAGAGCGTCGCCACCTTCGTCACGACCGACTTCAGCAGGTTTGCCGCGATCGTGGGCTCGCCCCAAGCGATGAGCGATGTCGACGAGACGTGCCGGCTCATGTACTCAGAGAGGTCGCGGCGCCAAGCGGACGTCTCCAGTATCCGCAGGCGCAGACTCGTCGCCTGCCAGAGGTCCCCGGTCACCGAGTCTGGGGGCGGCGGCCCTTGTTGCGCGTCGCGAGAGGTCATCGCGGAGAGCGTAGCACGTCAAGGCAGAGCCACCAACCACGATGGGGGGCGCATGGCGTCTTGCAGTGGTTCGGTCGCCACGTATCGGAGCGCATCGATCGGGTGTTTCAAGTCGTCGTCCGCGCCGGCCCAATGGCGCAGGCTCCGGATCAGCAAGACGCACCGCTGATGCACTCGGAGGAGCCCTCTCCGCATGGCCAGGTCGAGCAGTGACACCCCTGCGTCGACGGAGCCTGGACCCTTCGCCGCCGGGTGGACCGGCACCCCGAGCAGGTCCGCCATAAGGTCGTTGATCGTGCGCCCACCGGCTGTTTTGCCGGCGCTGTTCGTGTCGCCCACAATGTTGTCAACGTGGCGCGGGGCCAACTCGTGTCGAGCCAGCATCTCGCGGATGCCTAGTACATCGGCGTCGGGGTCGGAGCGCGTGGCGTTGACATACTCGTCGAGGATGATCATCTGCGGCGTCTGGGGATCCCAGAGAACCAACACCGCGACCTCGTGCCCGGCCAACTCGCCATGGTCGATGCCAATCAGCACCTGCCACGAGCGCTGAGGTACCGCAGCGACGACCGATTCCTCGGTAAAGCCGGTGAAAACCCTGTCCACCGTCTCGCCCTCCCACCCCCCCTCGCCGCGCTGGGCTCGAGCCCACGGTGCGAGGCCGTCGAGTTGCGCGGCGATCGACTCGGGGGTGCGCCACGGGCACTCCTCTGCGGTCAGAGGCAGCACGTACTGCTGCCAGGTCTCGCCCGGGGGGCGGCCCGCAGCGGGGTCCCCCTCGACTCGGAGTTGCAGCGGGCGCGCGTTGACGCCGATGGGGGTCAGCGTTCCCCAGACCGGCCCCTGGCTGACCGCCACGCGGGCCAGCAGCTCGTCGAGGACGATGGACGAAGGAGGCTCGTCGAACCAGCCGCCCGTCGCCTCCACACCCGCTACGGCCTTCGCCGCGCCCTCGCCCGAGCGGAACAGAATCCTCGATCCGTTCCGGAGCTCGATCAGGTCGTTTCGCCAGCCGCGGCGCAGGTCGAAGTCCGAGCCCACCAGGTGAGAGGTCGGCGCCAGTTCATATAGTTGCTTCCCGATGACCTGGATCTTCGCGGTGTGGTCGGCCGGAAGGACCAGCAGCGTGCGCCCCGGTGCCCCCAGGACGTGATCCCACGCCCGGATGGAACCGACGTAGGTCTTGCCCGCGCGATTGCCTGCACGCAGCAGGGAGCGAGCGGAGTTGTCCCGCAAGAACCGCGCTGCCGTCGGCCCGAGCGAGAGCCGGGCGCGCAGGTGCGGCATCGCCTCGACGGCCGCATCGATAGCCGACCGGGGCACCTAGAGCCGAGCGAGCAGCGCGTCGATCTGCTCTAGGCTCATGCCGGCCAACTCGATCCGCGTCTCGGTCTGGACGGGGCCGGCGTCGGGGCCGCTCACCTCCCGGCGCTCGGCCCGATGCAGCCCGCACCGGTCGAGTACCTCGGTCGCCGCTCGAAGGCGCACCGCGTCAGCCACGGTCAGCCGGCCTTTCTCGTCAGGGCAGCCCCCAGCGAGGGCGACGAGGACCCGCACGGCCGCGAGGGCGCTCGCCGACAGGACCCGGGCCGCGTCCTCGCGGGCGATCGCGTGCGCGCTGTTGATGGCGTCGGCCACCTCGGCGAGCTGTAGCGTCCGAGACACCACCGGCGCCGACACCCGCAGTTCGGCCGCGATCTCGGTCACCGAGGCACCACCGATCCGCAGACGGATCAGCTCGGGGCGACGGGCTCGGCCAACGCAGGACGGCCCCCGTGTGCCCCTGGTTGCCGCTGGTTGCCGCGTCATGCCCTCGCCCATGCTCGCCCCCCTCTACAGCCCACCCCGTCCCCAGGGCAGCGGAGGGGGCAAGGGCGGCGTTTGGTGTTGCCCCTGTTGTCATGGTAGCCGACATCGACATCGACATCGAGCGTCGACTCGGGCTGCGCGAACTTCAACGACTACCCTCCCAGGAGGCCCCTGCCTACGCTTGTGAGGCCCACACCGCCATTACCGCGGCCTCGTGGACGGCGCCAAGGCAGTCGTCAGAGGGGACGATGGTGCGGGTGCAGGGGCTGCTCCAGTCGAGGTGGCGCCGTGCCCAGGTGATGGCTGTGAGCGTCATCCGCTTGCCTGGCAGTCCCACCCCGCCGCAGATCTGCGCCCAGTCTCCCGCGTGAGGGCGAGGCCCCGGCACGCACCCCGCGAGTTCGAGCGGCCCGGCCATGAGTCCGGCGTGGTAGGCGCACAGCAGAGCGGATGCCTGTGGGATGCCCCTACGTACGTGCTGGGCCTCGACGACGAGCAGGGCGCCCTGGGTGACGTCCGCGCCAACGCAGGCCGCCACAGAGGCCAGAGAGGGCAGCAATGTCCCTTCCCCGGTCGAGGGGGAATACCAGACGCCGGCGCGACGCGTAGACCACGCCCACCAGGCGAGGACGGCACTCCCCGAGAGCAGCACGGCACCTCCCGAGAGACCGGGATCTAGGGCGAGAACGAGGGGGGATTCAATCATCGGATCTCCGTTCGGTGCCAGGGTGGCGCACAGATGGCACCGGAAAGGCACACTCATAAGATAGAGAGAACCTCTACTTTCATAGTAGCAATATCTCTGGTGCCACCGTGCCACCTAAACCCATACCCCCTACCTACGGCTTCTGGCATACACACTGCACGCATGCACAGTGCTGTACACCTGTACAGCTATGTCCCCGGAGAGAGAGCCCCTTAGGGGTACCCTTTTCGGCTCAGGTGGCACCGATCGCGAAAGCGCCGGTTGAACCTTGCCAGGAATGGAGCCACCCCCCTGGCACCAGGGTGGCACCGGGTGGCACCGGGTGGCACCATCTTCGTTGGCCAATCCGTAGGGCGGCGGCCGGTTGTCGAGACTCTACCCGCCCGTGCCACCCGAGGCAAGGGCTCGGTCGAACTCAGGGGCGAAGGGGGCAACAGGCATCAGAACATCCCCACTTGTGGTTCCGCGTCCACGTCGATCCGTCGCATCACGGCGCGCGGCCAGAGCCAGCCGCCCTTGCCCCGTCGGCCTCGGCGCGTGGGATCAGCCGCCCCGCCCGGCCACGCCGGGCGATGCTCGCCAGCGTCACGAACAGCATCCAGCGGAGCCCACAGCCACACGTCGGAGGGCAGAAGCGCGCTGCATGCCTGCTCGTCCGTGGGGCTCTGCTCCTCGTGCAGCACCATCTCGACACGCCACCCCGTCCGGGCCTGGATCTCGGCGTACTCCTCGAAGTTGGCGCAGTCGATCCCGTGCTCCCAGCGGGCGCTGTTCCGGTGCCAGTTCGGCGCCGACTTGGCCTTGACCTCGTGCCAGTTCGTGGCCTTGGCGCCGATGCACAGCACATCCGGCGCGACGAGGAGTCCTCCCTCGGCGAGGAGCATCGGGGCCTTGGTGCCAGGCGCGTTGTCCTGGAGAGCATGCGTCGGCAGGAGCAGGTTCCCGCGCCTGGCGAGCCAGCGCACCCACCGCCGCTGGGCGTAGTCGCCGAGGAACCACTCGCCCGAGTCACGCATTGAAGGTCCCGACCTCCGCCCCCCATGAGCCCCAGCCCTTGCGCGTTTCGCGGGAGAACAACTCCACCTTGCTCCCGGGGCACAGCGCCTCGACGAGCGCGTAGAACTCGTTGGGCTTCCGGCTGTGCTCGCGCACGGGACCCGGGATCACGGTGGTCTGGTTCGTGAGACACACCGTCGGGCGCCCACGGATCGCGAGGATGCAGTGCTCGGTTTTGCCCCGCAGCCAGTCGCCGGTCCCCATCCGGTCCTTGACCCAGGTCAGGATGGTGCGCTCGCGGAAACCCCAAGCGTCGAGCACCGCGTAGGCGTCGCGCATGAAGGCATTGGTCGTCCACAGCCAGAGGATGCAGTCCTCGTGGGCCATGGCCCCGACGGGCAGCGCGCAGATCGCGGCGGTGTCCATCTCCGGGTAGGGAAGCCGCGCCCGGTGCGTGATGTCGTCCACGCGCTTCTCGTACTTCCACGGAGGGTCGGCGACGATGACGCGAAACGGCCCCTTGGGGGACGGGGTTGGCTCGGCGTCGATCCGCGCGGCAGTCTCGCGCTTCTTCGCCTGCCGCGCCTGCCCGCGGGCCTCGCGGATCGAGAGGTCCCCGCTGGCTACCTGCTCGGCCAGGTCGGGGCGGGCCTTCGCGAGCGCCTTCGCCTGCTGCACTCGGCCGCGCGTCACCCCGAGCGCGGCGCCCGCCTCGGCGCGGGTGTCGCGCTTCGGGGCGGGCGGTTCCGCGGGCGGGGGCG